CTTCCCTTGCGGCCAGGTCATCGCCATAAACACCTGCGACCATAGCCCATTCAGTCCAGCGGTCACGCGAATAACGATAACATGGGTCATCTATGCAGAAACACCACTTGAACCCCCCGCAACCGCAAGTAAGTTTATTCGAATACGGAAGCCCAACGGGTGAGATCAGAAAATAATAGTTCCGGTCAAGGTTAAATTCAATATCTGCTATGTCAGTCCGGTGAGGCCGTCCGGCTTCTGAGGTCAGCGGAATGGTATAAAGCAGGTCATACTCATCATAAATAAGCAGGTTAACCGCCTCAGTTGAATTAAGAATCAATGACACCCCGCGAAGAATAAACTTACCGCCCCGGATGTCTGAATACATCCTCACCCCGTAATAAGTCGAGCCGCTTATGGTTCGCGTGAATGATTTGCCCCCTATGTCACCCGTGAAGCGTTTGCGAGTTGGTTCTTTGTAGTTAGTCAACTCCATCATGAGATCGGTCTGGAACGTGCGGATAGCGTTCTCTCGTGCACGGGTCATCTTCTCCCACAGCGTTGTAGAGTTATCGGTGTTGTCGAGTATCCTCAGGGTCATCCCTTGCAGCTCATCGACATATAACCCCGAAAGACTCTCGGAGTAATTCGCAGGATAAGCATCGTCGATGCACGTATCATCGGTTCGCGTGAACCCTACAACGGAATCCCAGCATGGAGGTAATGCACTCATTTCTTTATGGTTTTTGGTCTGCGGATTGTCCTGCGCGAACCGCAGTTACATTTACTTAATTCTTCCATAGTTCAAATAACAAAGGATATCCCAAAATTAGAATATCCTTTGTCGTGTTATTCAAACATAATGTTTTTATTATGAGCAGGCAAATGCTAATACGCCCGTGTTGGTTTCGTCGCACGGCAGCGGATTTTCGGCAAACAGCCCGTGAAGCTGAACCTTTGCGGCAAGGTAGAACTCATTTTCAACACAAGTCTCCTGAGTGATGATGTCATAATACACACCAGGGATGTTGTTTGATGGTTCTGACCACAGAGCATAAACACCGGCTTCGGGAACAGCATTTGCAGCACCAAGCGGATTCCATGCTTTGTTGATGAACGCAACGGCGGTCTTATGCAGCAGGAACGTATAGTTCGGAGCAACAGCCTCGACGTTCTCTGGGTCCTGGTAAATCTTCCGTATCGTTCCGATCTTTGACATTGCGGCACGTCCGGCCTCAGTCATTGATTCGTGCATCCTGTTAAAGAGAAGCTGATACAGATTGTCTCCGGTCAGAAGGTACGGTGATTTGAATTTGTTGTACCTGGTAACAAGATTGAAATAACCCCAGATTGAATCGTTCCATGAAGCGGCAGGAATAGTCGTCAGCGCACCGGCAACAGTTCCAACACCGCCAGTGTATGCGTTCGTACCAGCAGCGGCAAGAATACCTGTTACGATATACTGAGCCAGCCACTCATCGAGAGCTTTCTTGTGCTGAAGCATATTAAATGCAAAGGCTTCTGCCATCTCGATAGTCCTCTCGCGGTAGGCACGTTTCGGCATCTTAAACTTCGTCTCACGAAGGCACTCAATTTCATACTCCTTACAGATCGGGTCAGCATCTTCGCCGTCAATCGTACAGTCGTCAGTACACGCAGTCGTGGTGATGTCACACTTCTGAAGCCACTCAAGGCTCACGGTGCGTTTCTTCTTTCCGGTCAGTTCTGTCATTGAAATCTGCTGATTCTCCAGCACGGCCTTTGCAGCCTCGACGTCACCGATAAGATCAATGTTTGCAATGGGATCAGTCCACATCTGTGCGGCTTTTCCCTGGTAGGTGGCTAAGAAGCCACAGTCAACAGTTCCTATTGTACTCATTGTTTTTTAGATTGGTAAGACTCCATAACTTTTGCTTGTTCTTCCGGTGTCTTAGCCTCTCTCATCTTCTGAATGAACTCTTCTTCGTTGCGCGGCGCGATGATATTACTCTGCTGCTGACGGTTGCCTGGGCTTGTCCTGTCATCTGCGGTCTGAAAATCAAATATCTCAGAGGCGGTTTCTTTTACCAGGTCAGCAAAGGACTTGTTATACCCGTGTGAATCCTGAAGCGGTTTCCCGTCCTTCAGAACTACAATCATGCCGTCCTGCTCTGTGAAGTCGTACGCACGGAAGTCCTCAATGTATTTCTCTTTCCATTTCTGGGCTTTCTTTGCATCTTCGGGCAGTATTGGCCTGAGGTTGTCAAGTTCAGCAAAAGCACGTTCTTTGACTTTAGAAAACATCGATTCCCTGGCGTGTTTCAGCTCCAGATCTTCGATCTTCTTTTGCCATTCCTTGTCTTTTGCCTTCAGCATACGGTCGCTTTCGCTTTTCAGTTTCAGATACTCCGGGTGAGCCGTAATATCTTCATCACCTTTGCCTTTAACTTTTTCGAGTTCAGTTGTCAGAATGAAATCAACTAATTCAACTCCGGTTAAATCGGAGTCAACACCAAACTTATCCTTCAACTGCGCCTCCATCTTGCTTGCCACTTCTTTCTGGCCTCGCTTATATTGGCTCGCCTGATCCTCTTTGAGTTTCGTTACTCTCGCGGTATCGGCTTGTTCAGCTGCGGTTAAGGAGGTCAACTCCCCGGCCTCGTTGTAAAGGCTGGCCAATTCCTCGTCGTCCATTTTTAAGGTTTTGGACAAAAACCCATTGAGCTTTTTCTGTTCAGCTTCAGTCATTTTTTATTCTTTTTAGTTTGTATTTCCGGCATCAGAATCTCCTTATTGATTACAGGCTTCTTTATGATGACCATTTCTTTCATTGTGAAATTCTTGGCTTTGCCGTGTTCCTTCAACCAATCCCATTCTTCATCGGTGATGAACTGGGTCTGCTTTGTCCGTTTGGAGGTTATCTCTTTCATTTCTTTTTGGCTCTGGGCTTGGTTACTTTCCTTGCAGGTCGTTCTGTAATCATCGGACCTTCGGGCGGCGGGGCGTCGAGTATCTTAGCCGCCTCAGTCTTTTTGATAGTCAGTTCTTCCGGCTTCTCAACCTTCACGTTAATCTTCGGAATCAGAATCGGTTTGCTCAGTTCAATAGGCTTAGAGATGTTCAGATCAGATACCTTTGCAGCCCCGAAATATTCCTTTGCCATTTCGTAAGCAGTAGGAGACAGTTCGAGTATCTTTCCCCGAACTACACATTTAATCTTTTCCTTTGCCATTGTTGAAATTATTTGTTGTAAAGTTATACAATTTTCTTTTACACAAAAAAATTTATTTTGCAATGATTTTCGTCATGTCCTGATATGATAATTATCATATTTAAAATAATGGGCATAAAAAAAGAGGCCATTTCTGACCTCTGTTTAACTTACCTTAATTCACCAAACCTCTAACTACCCTACCATACCTCACCCGGCCCTGCCACGCCTCAACTGCCAAACCTAACCTTAACTCACCAGACCTCTGACTACCTCACCGCACCAAGCCTCACCTCGCCATGCCAATCCTCAACTGCCAAACCTTATCTCGCCCTACCTCACCAAACCTTACCAAATCAGACCTTAACGCAACTGCCTTGCCTTACCTAACCGTACCGTATCCCGCCACGCCTTTCCCAACCATCCGTAACTGCCAAATCAAACTACCTCAATAGCCTTATCAATGTAGAATAAAACTTTATCAAACTCTTTATAAGTTTTCAACTTGCTCTTCATAGTATTGAGCTGCCTCAATATACTGGCACGTACGAAATCAACATCCTCATTAGTGAAGGTATCAACACTCTTATATCCCTCCGAACGTGTAGTGACCTCAAAAACAGCTATCTCTCTCGGTTCTCCGTCAGTTATTATAGTCACCTCAATATTATTCAGAATAGTGCGGGCCTGTTGCAACCTCCAATTATAGGCGGCCTTGTTGTCATCCCACTCAAAGAGTTTGTGCAATATAGAATTATTATCTTCTGCCGCACGAACAACAACTTCCGGCGTTAATATTCTATTGACTTCCTGTAAACGGGTCAACTCTTCGACGACAAGGGCGA